TACCCTAGGACCGGCTCTGCTAATGGTTTTGCTAATACAGCCCTGATCTGGAACTACAGAGATAATACGTGGACTACCCGTGATCTGCCTAACTTAAACTTTGCTACCAAAGGCTTGGTAAACCCTGACCAGACTAACACATGGGGAGCCAGTGCTGGTGTCTGGGAAGCCACCACATTAGCTTGGGCGCAGCAGGAGTACAACCCTGCTATCGATTCTCTCCTCATGTGTGGTACGTCCGATACGAAGTTCTACTTGGCAGACTCTGGAACTACCTTCGATGGTACGAACTTCCTGACCACCCTTGAGCGCAGGGGGTTACACGCTGGTCGCACAGATGCGGTTAAGGCAATAAGCAGAGTATTCCCCCGCATAGAGGGTACTGGCGTTGTCAACATTAGCATAGGCGCTGAGCTACAGCCCTATGCCGGAGTAACCTACAGCCCCTCTGTCCCGTTTAACATAGGCGTAGACAGCAAGGTAGATTGCAGAGTGCGTGGTAGGTTTATGGCCATCAAGATAGAAAGCGAAGCTGTTACCCAGTTCAGGTTGTCTGGATACACCGTTGAATCAGAAGTGGTATCTGATCGATGAGCAGAGAGTTCCTTCGCTTTGATCCTACGTTGTGTCCTACGAACATAGAGGACATCCCTAGGTTCATAGATAGTATGCTGTTGGAAATACAGCCTGTGCTAGACTTGGTGCGCGATGGTCACTTAGATGTAACAACAGTGGTACCTGAAAAGCCACAACAAGGAAACATACGGTATGCAGATGGAACTGGCTGGAATCCGGGAAGCGGAGAAGGAATATACTTTTACGACTCCAACGGCGCTTGGGTTAAGCTATAAAAGATTAAACAGAAATCACCCTGATGTTCATAACAAAATTGGCAAGTGCATAAAGTTCATAGCCGATTCTATCAGGAGAAGTAATAACCAGCCGTACATAAAGCCTGAGTTTTTGTTCAACAAGTTTCTTCAAGGCTATAGTGATATGTGGGTAGCCGTAGAAGGTCAGGAAATAACAGGATGCCTGATGATAGGGGTAGCTAACTATCCAGAGCAGACTGGAATAATTTCAGAAGCTACTGCTGGTAAGTTTCACTTTGAAACAATGATGCCAGCACTGGAAGACTACTACAGGAAGCAAGGCGCTAAGTTTGTAGAAATACCCGGCAGAAAAGGCTGGGAACGGAGATTTGGTCCGATGGGATACAAAGTTAAAAACGTTACGATTGTAAAGGAACTATAAGATGGGCAGTATATTTTCACCACCTCCTCCAGTAGTGGTATCCACTCCGTTTCAGTCAGCGAGTGAAGGATCAAGTGAGATCAAGCCGTATGCTCCGGTAGAGCCGTTCCTTGAACAGATTTTACCTGAGATTAGGCAGACCTTTACAGAAGACCCTTCGCTGTTCACGGGTAGTCTGGTTCCCACCGATGCAGCACAGACGCTGGCAGCTAGGGACATCTACGGGCAGGTGGGACAGACCTCTGCTGGTCTAGCCCCACAGTTCATGCAACTTGGTCAAGCTGATATCGCTAGGGGACTAGCTGATCCTAGTCAAGACCCTATCTATCAGGCGCAACTGGGGACGATAGCACAATCTGCTAGAGACATGACTGAACGTGATAAGCAGGTTGCCCAGCAACAGGCTATAGAAGCTGGTCAGTTTGGCCTAGGCTCTACTGCCCTAGGTGAGCTACAGACGATGCAGCAGCAGAAGCGAGAAGACCTAGCCCAGCGTCAGATGTCTACCGCACTCGGACAGGCCGAGGCGCGCAGGATAGCCGCTGCCCAGAGAGCACCGGGAATATCACAGCAAGCCTTGCAAGCCCAGCTAACACCAGCGGCTCTGCAAGAGGCCATAGGTAAGGACGTAGAGGCTAGGGGTGCAGCTAGGGCCACTGATGCAGCAAGGTTGGCGCAGCAGGAACAGGAAGCACGTAGAGCGCAGCTTGTAACTCTTACCAACCTGTTTGGCGGATTGGCCGGTCTTGGTAGCAGCACACAGATGCAGCAGACCAGTAGCGGATTTGGTAGCCAAGGGTTCAGTGGCGGCGCAAGTCCGTTCAGTCAGATTGCCAGTGCTGCTGCTACTGGTGCTAAATTTGCTATGTCTGACGTTAGGCTCAAAAATGAGATTACCTTCGTAGGCAAGCTTGAAAATGGCATCAAGATTTACAAGTGGAAGTGGAACGAAAAGGGCAAGGAGCTTGCCGGTGATCAGGTAGAGTTTGGTGTGCTTGCACAAGAAGTGCAGAAGATCGTACCAGAGGCAGTCATCACTGGACCGGATGGATACCTGATGGTCAACTATGGAGCACTGTGATGGGCTGGTTTGATTTTTTAGACGATGCTTCTAGTGGTTACGATGAAGGTAAACTAGGCGAAGAAGGCTACACTGCTACAAGAGACGGGGATAAGGTTACATACTTTAAAAACGGTGTAGAAACAGACCCTCCTGATGAAATTAAAGAAGCCTTTATGTCAGGGGATGACGAAGATTCTTCTTTGTTTGGCGATGTTGGTGGGCCTTCTTTTGATCCTGAGAAAGCTCTTAAAGAACTCGGTAAAATGGGTACGCCTACGAAACAAGGCCGACTGTTCTCTGAACCTGCGCCAAAAGTACAACTACCTTTGTCTATGCAGGGCCGCGTAGGTCTTGGCTCTGGCTACCGGGAAGCCCAGAACCCCTACCAAGTACCCAGCTATCTGATGAGTTCAGCACAGTACAACCAACAGATTTCAAAGTTGTTAGGCGGTTTGTTGTCTAGGAGCATCCGTAATAATCCAATCAAATATTTAGTGTGAGATAGATCATGGTATCCGGTGCAATTGCAGGACAAAATTTTCCTAGGATTACAACTGAAGAGGGAATGCAAAGACTTATAGATGCTGTTCCCGATGTAGGTTTCTACAGAACCCCAGATGGAAAACTTTCTTTTAATCCGCCTGAGATGAACACAATAGGTCTATTGGCCGATCCTAACATTGGACCGCAAAACATAGTTGCTGTTCCTTTGGGGGGAGTAAATACTGGTGTAGAAAGAACTGGGCTGATAGGCCCAACCCAACAGGCAGAAACACCTGCTGAACAGTATATGCGACAAGCCCAAGAGATGAGACAGGCTCAAGAACGAGAAAATGAGAAAGACCCAGCGCGTGTGACCAACAAGGCGCTTAGAGATGGCAACGCTGTTGGGGACAACAACAGAGAGCGTTCGTTCCTTGAGCGTATGGCACAGTCAGGTCTACTGTCTACTCTACAGGGCATGGCACGGGCAGAGCGCCAGTACGGCGTTGGTCCCTTGGCTGCGTTCAGTGAGTCTGCACTGGATGTACAGGCCGCTAGGGGTGCTGCTGAGCAGGGAGCAGCAGAGACACAGGCTAAGGTTGATATAGAGCGTCTTAAAAACCAGCCCAAGCCGCCTAAGCCGTCAACAGAAATTACAAATTTGTATAAAGAAATGGGAGTATACCAATCTGGTTTGAACACGTTTGACAGGATCAAAGGTATTCTTTCAAAAAGCATTGCAACTGGTGGTGCTGGTTCTGCACTAGCTGGCTTAAACAAGATAGCAGCAGCGTTCAACATTAACTTACCTCCTGCTGCTAAAAAATCTATAAACCTCGCTGTAGCAGAAATTAGAACTCAGCTAATTGCCTCCAGAGCATATGGTAGGGAAGCTAACAAAGACGAACAAAAACTAATCCGTGCGTTGATACCCGAAGCCGGTACATTTACTACGATCAAAGAATTAGAAGAGGCATATAACATTGCTGCTGCTTCGTTGAAAAGAAAGGCTAATGAAACTAACGCTGTTATGACAGGAGTGTATGGTTTAGACCCCTACGGCTCAATTGTTCCTAACAGCCCCCTGTTTACAAGGGAAACTAAATAATGGCAGAAATGATAACTCTTTGGGACGGGACCAAAGTTAATGTTCCTGATGGACTGACCGACGGGGAGATTACAAACTACCTTGCCAGAACAATACCAAACAAGACAATTGAGCGTGGCATTGCCGTAGACATTGAACGAGAGTTTGACTTAAAAAGCGGAGTCGGAGACTTCGGTGCGCGTTTTGGTAACGCCCTTGCCAGCGGTAATCCAGACGAGATTAAAGCGGAGTTTGACGGCACTTTTGGCAAAGGCAACTGGGGAATTGCTGATTTTAGCGGCCAGCCCTTTGTCACACCTGCTGGTCTTAGAGCCGTAGGCATTGAGCCGGTGGATGACAGAAAGGTCATGCTGGACGGAACTAACACCTCTGTATACGACTTAGTAGATATTATTCCAGAAGCTGTAGTAGGCGCTGGAGCAGTGGCAGCAGAGTTACTTCCTGTTCCCGGTACGGGCATAGCTGGTGCCACCGCTGCGCGTGGTCTATTGTCTGCTATCAGTGGACGTGGTTTAGTTGCTAGGTCAGCACGGGCTGGTTTTGGTGATGCAGTAGCCAACGTTGGTCTGGAAGGCGTACAAAAGCTACGAGGCACTCAACGTGAATCTCTTGGTGAAGTTCTACAAGACGCTGGCACAGAAGGGCTGGTTGTTGGCCTAGGTAGTATAGCACTAGGAGCGCCGTTTGCCGCAGTGGGGGGTGTAGGAAACCGTATCAAGGCTGCTTCTAAAGACATGGCACCGGGTACTCAGGGAACTCGCCCGGCAGGGCTTGAAGAGATGCTAAAAGCGAAAGACGCAAATATAGAAAGATTTAAACAAAGCTATATCGACGATGGCTTGTCTGAAAAAGATGCGCTTGCACAGGCTAACAAAGATGCCATGCTGCTTAGCTTCAGAACCTTGGTGGGAGAAGAAGGAGCGGTTGCCGGAAACATCTTGACTAAGATTGAAGGCGTAGGTACTAAACAACTTGGCGATGCTTTTGCAAAACGAACAATAGACTTCATGAACAAATTCCGTTCTATCGCCTTGGAGTCAAAACGCCTTGGCGACCCAGAAGCTACGACTATAGCAAAGCTGAAATCAAACTTGAGCACTAGTGAGCAAGCTTTTGCTGCTAAGATTATGAAAGACCTTACTGAGTTTAACAGTTCACCCTTGGGCAAGATTGACAAGGCCGCTACTACGCTACGTGGTTTTAAAGACTTGGCAGAACAAAAGCTGTTGGCCCAATACCGGCAGAGCATGAAAGCCTTTGAAGGTGATGAATTTTATGGTCAGTTTAAAAATCTTGGAAATAATGAGGTAACCCCTCAACGGTTGTCTAACTTCTTGACTAGGGTTTCGGACGAATCTGGGCTTAGCGTGGACGAAGTTGTATCGGCATTTGGCCCGGAAAGCCCCCTCCGTGGTCGCTTAGTCTCCCGCATAAATATTACAAACGAGGGCAAGATTGTCCCTGTGAAACCTAAGCTCAATAAGAAAAAAGAACCTACTAACTACGAAGGAAGCGGCATAACTGTACAAGACCTGTTCGATGCCGACAAGCAGATACGCAAACAAGCGTATGCTAAGAGAACTAATGTTGGAGCAGCTAGGAAAAACCTTGAGCTATCTGCCGCAACGCAGAACCAGATTTCTAGGCTTAGTGAGGTTCCCTCTGGTTTCCAAGACAGGTTGAAAAAAGTTAACGGGAAGTACTCTAAATTTGCCAATATCTATAGAGGCAAAAACGGGCTGTTTGAGCAACTTGCTAAAAGAAACACTGATGATTCACAAGCGTATCTAAGACAGTTTATCAATGGTAAAGAAGGTGCCGAGTTTGCCACACTGTTGGACAAAATGGATCAAGCATTCGGCCCCAACGCTGTGGGCGGTTCTATTGGCATGGAAACGAAGGAGCAGCTTTTAGGCACTCTGGGTGTAAACTTTATCAGGGAGAACAGGGTAGACATCACACGGGCTGTTGGCGTCGAGGCTCAAAAGGAAGCCGCTGCTCGTGCACTCAAACAGATAGGCATTCTTGAAGGAACACTTACAAAACGTGTTGGTGGCGATAAGGCAAAGCAAGCAATGAAGCAGTTGTTCCAGCAAGACTCTATGAAGGAGTATAAGAAGCTACTGAATCAAGTTGCCACAGGTACTCCAGATAGTTCTGCAAAAGCCACACAACAACTCGGTCTAATAATGAGCTTTAAAGAAGCGGAAGATTTTGTAACTACAACAGCACAACTAGGGTCTAATCTTTCAAAAGCCGATCTTGACGATGTTATTACAAACTTGCGTTCGTTGGATGCCCTAGACAAAAGGAGTGGAGATTTCTACAGAGATTTGGTCTTTAGCGAAAATTGGGGAAAGGTCATTAACGCAATGGCAGAACCAACCTCAGTTAGAAAAAATGAAGCCATCAAGGGGTGGGCAGACGATTGGATCAGTGCGCGTAGTAAGCCAAACGGTGTAGAAAATATGACAGAACTGTTTGGCAAAGAAATGTATCAAGGTATGGATGACTTGGCGTTAAACATACGTGGTGCATTGAACATTGATCCAAATGCTGGCGCACTGTCCGTAGCTGAAGTACCACTAACCATTTTCAAAAGCTTACTTAGGCTCGATTTTCAAGGAGCTGTTAAACCCCTTAGTTTCATTTTTGGGACAAAACAATTTGCTCCCGGTACTGATACGTACAAGAAGCTAAACAATAGTATAGAAAAGGGGATAGCACAGGAAAAAATAATTAAGGACTCTTCCGCTGTGGGCGAAAAAGCACTAGCCGCTGCACAGAAATCTGCCAACGGTGTCATGTCTGGTAGGAACGGATTGTTTGCAGCGTCTGTGTCTTCTTATCTAAACGAGGCAGATCAAACATATCCTACTGAAGACGAGGTGCCGGTCGTAGCCCCGAAAAAAATCGAAGAGATTGCCCCTGCTGCGCCTCAACAATAGAGCATGGTCCCAACCGACACAGGGCAGGCAGCAATACAACAGATTGCCAGCATGATACAAGGCGTAGGCACATCAGGTCTGGAAGAGGGCGCTGATATAGCAAGGAGTGTGG